GGGTTTGTTAGGGCATATTAATTTTATAATAGTACTGCAAATTAGTGTTTCCATTACTATATGCCCTAACTTTTAAAACAACGGAGGTGATATGAAAAAAATATATTGGGCGTTGCTAATTGTTTTTACAGCTATATTTATTTCAGGTTGTATGGAACAAATTATGGTCATACCAAGAGCAGGTGTTAATCTCGTAGGTAATGTTACAAGCGCCGTTTGGCATCTATTGACAGGCTGGATTTAGGTCCATCTCATGTCGGATAGATTACGCAATAACTTAATTGCAGGGTTTATAGTTACGATATTTTGGGTTACGTTAGTAATCCCCGCTGTTGTGAAAGCTGACCCTATTGTAACTCAATCAACTTCAACCAGTGCCGTAACAACTTCTACTGACACAAATACTCGTATTCGTACAAACCCACCAAGTGCCATATCGCCAAGCATTAATTCCAGTAACTCGGACTTATGTGCGATGGGTGTGAGCGGAGCAGTACAGACGCAGATACTGGGAATATCCACAGGTAGGACATATCGGGACTTGAACTGCGAGAGGCTTAAGATAGCTTCTAAACTTTACGATATGGGTATGAAAGTTGCGGCAGTCAGTGTCATGTGCCAGGATTGGCGGACTTATGATGCGATGCAAAAAGCGGGGACTCCGTGCCCCATAGCAGGGCTCATAGGGACGGATGCGGCTGCGGAGTGGGAGAAGAATCCGAGGTTGCAGCCGGTGAAGGAGAAAGTGAAACTAGACAGGGGGGACTGGTTTGAGAAACTGGCTAATGGTATTATTTCTGTCGTTCTTATGGCTCTTTTGGTCGCAGGCTAGTTTAGCAGACCCTGCTAAAGAGGAGGTTACTATAGTCGATGACGGCTGGGTGGAAGTGCCTCTGGACTTTACCTTTCCGTTCTACGGTAACAACTACGTCACGTCATTTATGTTTTCTAACGGGGTCATTGGGTTCCTCGACCCCCTTAATATCCCGGGCACGGGGATTCAGAATGATGGTCTCTGCTGTAACTCCTTCGATTTCGAGAATGTGGCATATGCAGATATGGGGGCTACCTACGGCGGTAGTCATGCAGGTGTCAGGTTCGACTACGTTATCATGCCTTGGCACACTGACCTTATAGATATAGGTACGGGGAAATTTTACATACAGGGTGATGATACGTTCCAGAGCTACTTCTGGGAGAATATCAGTGAGTATTATGACCAGACCGATTTAAACACGTTCGACACTACCATCTATCCCCTTGGGAACATTCGCTTCTCGTATCAAGCTGTTGACGTTCAGTCGCATAGCGTGACAGTTGCAATCGTTGGTGACCTGAGCGCTGGTGAGTATACGCAGTGGTTTTATAATAATCCAAGTACAGATGGGGGAGTATACTGGACGTCGGGTACTCAGCTGCCAATAGAAATTGAGGCGGGGCAGTCAATATGCGAGGTTGACTCCACTGCGAGTTATGTCTGCCTTTACTATGCCGTGGGTTATGCAGAGGCGGTGTATGCTGCCGGATGTGCTGCGAGTGCATTGTATGATTCTGGTTGTGCTGGCTATGCTGCAGCCTATTTAGCTCAACAGTGTGGCATTAGTACTTTATATAATTCAGCATGTCCTGGTTATGCTGCAGCTTACTATAATCAACAATGTAGTCTAAGTGCATTATACGACCCTACTTGTACTGGCTATGAAACGGCTTATATAGATAATCAGTGTACATTAGACCCGCTTTACTCGCCAAGTTGTGCTGGATACAGCGCCGCAACGGCCGAGGAAGAGGCAGAAGCTAGTTACGAGGAGGATGAATTTGAGGACGATTGGGAAGAATATGCCATATTTGAGCCCGAAACGTCGTTTGAGACCTATGATGACTTCGAAATCTTCGATTCTAACGACTTTATGCCTGACACTAATACCTTTGATACACCGGCTGTGCCTGAATTTGAGGACTTTGACACCTCATTTGAGGAGGTATTTGCTGAACTAGAGATGGAAATGATGGAAGAATTTGAAGATTTCTCCATGGATATGTTTGAAGATACCTTTGAAGACATGGAATTTGATATGCCTAGTATGGAAGACTTTGAAGATATAGAATTTGACATGCCAGAGATGGAAGATTTTGAAGAAATGGAGATGCCAGAAGAAACTCTGGAGGAACCTGAAGCAGAGGAACCAGAAATGGAACCTGAATTAGAACCAGAACCTGAGGAGGTGCAAAATGAACCAAGTGAAGAAGCCGAAGAAGAAACCGAACCCGAGCCCGAAGAGGAGGTATTAGAGGAGGAAGTAGAAGATGAACAGAATGATGAGCAAGAAGAAGAGACAGAAGAGGAGGATGAGGGGTCTTCAGATGAGGAAAGTGATGAAGAGTCTGAAGAAGAAGTTGTTGAAGAGGAGGAACCTGAGGAAGAAGAGGAATCTGAAGAAACCATGATGGCTGAATCTGAAGAGGAAGAAGAAGCTGAAGTAGTCGCTGAAGCAGAAGTTAAGGAGCCGTCACCAGCTGAAAAGAAAAAAGCTAAAGAGAAAAAGATGCGAGAAATTATAACTGCTAAGTTAAATTCTCTTGCAAAAGACATGGGTGAAGCCGCTTCATTGGCTGAACAAAAGGAGCTTCAGAGCTTTATTATTGCACTTTTAAACTTTAATCTTGGATTTAACAGTTATAATTCATCTATGGTTGATGGAACGTTCTATATGGATAGAGACATTTACAAGGATAAAAAGATTCCAGAAAACCAACGGGGTTTAAGAAATGGACTAGCAAATGAGATACTACATAATAAGTTAGTTGACATACAGTACGAGAAGGGTTATGGCAGAAGTAGAATATAAAGGAATCAAGGTTGGCGGCAGTAAATTGTTGCTTATCATTCCTTTGATTGGCACAATTGTTGGTGGACTTTGGGGCGGCTTTGAAGTATATCAACGCTATCTCGCGATGGAAGCAAAAATATCAAAATTTGTAGCCCCTGATTTGTCAGGGTTCGACAAACGCATATCATTAGTAGAAGAAAAGTTTGAAATAGTAGATAACCACATGGAGTTTGTATCTAAAGAAATCAATCTATTCAAAGAAGAAATAGGGATGATTAAAGAAATTAATGATGAACATTATCAAACTATTAAAGATTTAAAGGCTTCTATGCGTGACGATATTACTAGGCAGGAAAAAATAATTGATGAAGTTGAAGATGAAATTGCAGAATTAGAGGGCGATGTTAGAAACATGATTGATATTGCTGAAGGACGTTTTGAGAATAAACGGGATGCATTACAGAATGATTATGAGCAAAAAGCTGATACTATCAGAACTGATGTAGATAGAAAGCTTGCGGAACTTGAAACTAGATTAAATAAAAAGTTACAAAGAGCATTAGATAATCCATTAGCCAATTAGGAGAAATATGGATAGATTACCTTTACAACATACAAAATGGTCTGATAGACTAGCTTTTGATATAGCTCTGCTTCTAGAGAAGAGCGGTGAAACCTTGGATGAGGTTATTGAACGCCATGCCATTACACCAAGTGAAATGCTGACATTCAATGAAGACCCTATCTTCAGGAAGAAGGTTGAAGGCTATCGTGATGAGATAAGAGAAAAAGGTGTTACTTTTCGTCTTAAAGCAAGAGCACAAGCTGAGGAACTTTTAGTTACATCGTGGGAGTTAATCCATTCACCGGAAGTATCCCCAGCAGTTAAAGCAGATTTAATCAAGTCAACTGTAAAGTGGGGGAATCTTGAGCCTAAGAAAGAAGGGATAGATGCAGATACTAGTAGTGGGTTTAAGATTACTATAAATCTTGGTGAAACTACTCACCAAATGACACAGGTAATAGAACATGAACCAGATGATGCCGAACTTATCGAAGCTTCTTAATACATTTGATTCTTCATTTGAAGATTTGCCGGCTGCTCGGTTTACCACTACTCGCCTTTACCATGAGTTTGCAAATAACTTAGTTGATGCTGATATTAGTTTCCGTGTTAGAATTTTAAAGCAAACTAAGCATAAACCAAGTCAGATAATTGTTATGTTATTACAAGAAGTTGATATGACACGACCAAATAATTTACCACTTGAACCACATAAACATGAAATAGATGATGTTGATTGTGTTGATATAATTGGAGCATGCCCTAATTGTGGAGTACTTTTAGCTAATAGTGAAGTGTGCTCTTATTGTGGAGAGAGTACGGTACATATGTATACAGAGGAGTATAGAAATGGCGCAGTCCAGCACTGATGTAGATTACACACCACATAAGACTACACGAGAGTTTATGTTAAGTGATGCACCGATGAGAGCATTGATGGGGCCAGTTGGTAGTGGTAAATCAGTTGCGTGTTCATTTGAAGTTGTTAGAAGGGCTACGATGCAGAAACCAAACAAGGACGGGATTAGAAAAACAAGAGCAGCTGTGGTGCGTGAGACAGCACGTCAGCTAGCAGATACAACGATTAAAACATTCTTGGATTGGTTTCCGCCGGGACGATGCGGACGCTATATGCGTACAACTAAGACATATTATATGAAATTAGGAAATGTAGAGTGTGAGGTAATGTTCCGAGCACTGGATGATGCAGACGACGTAGCAAACCTTAACTCACTGGAACTTACATTTGCGTGGTTTAATGAGTGCCGAGATATTCACCCTAAAATTATTGATGCTATGTCCAAGCGTGTAGGACGTTTTCCAGGTCGTAAAGATGGAGGTCCCACATGGCATGGGATGTGGGGAGATACTAACCCCCCAACAATGGATACTTGGTGGTATTATCAGATGGAGCATCTCAGCCCAGTAGATGGCGTAAGCGAGAATGATAACGGGTGGGATGTGTTCAAACAGCCGTCTGGGCGTAGCCCTGATGGGGAGAATGTTGAGAACTTACCTGAAGGATATTATGATACGAAGGGTAGAAGCGAAGAATATGTAAGAGTTTATATTGATGGTGAGTATGGGTTAAGTTCTGCAGGTATGCCTATATATAAATATTTTAGACCTGATTATCATATGGCGCATGAAAGACTTAATCCTATTGTCAATGGCGTGAGACCTATTGTAGTAGGCATGGATTTGGGGCTAACTCCTGCTGCAGTTATCGGACAGCAAGACCCAAGAGGTAGAGCAATCATACTTGACGAAGCTGTCAGTTTTGACATGGGTGTACAGAGATTTACAAGGACAGTGTTAAAGCCGTTATTATATGAGAGATTCCCAGGCAGCCCTATAACAATAATTGTAGACCCAGCTGGTATACAACGTGCGCAGACTGATGAGCGCTCAGCAGTAGACATTATTAAAGCTGAAGGGTTTAATGTTAGACCTGCAAGAACTAATAGTGTGTCAGCAAGAATTAATGCAGTAGATGAATACTTGATGCGACATGTAGACGGAGATACAGCATTTCTAGTTGACCCTAGATGTACTAGACTTAAGTCAGCAATGATGGGGGGCTATCGTTATCATAAGACAAATGGCTCAATTGACAAGAACAAGCACTCCCATGTTGCAGAAGCACTGCAATACCTGATGCTTCATATAGGTAATATTTCTTATGAGATTGACTTAAATAGAAAAAGAGATATAAAACAAGTTGCAGCGATAGGATGGACATGATATTATGTATATGGGTGTGGTTTTTACTCTCCTTTTCCACGTAGGCGCACCTGGTTCCCCTGATGAGTCACCTCTCGGGGGAGCCCTTTAAAGGAGAAATTGATTGCATATATGAAGTAATTTGTGTAATATGTCGGATAATGAAACCAAATGAATAAATCATGCCTTTAAGAGTTGTAGATAATGCTACTATGGTTCAGCGGGAACGTGAGGAAGATGAACGTTCGCTTGAAGAAAGACAGAATGAGCCTTTATTTTTAGGGATAACTGCTCATATAAAAGAGTGTTGGGATGCGGCTAAGCAAGCTAAAAGACCTATTGAACGCATTATGCTTAAAGCAATGCGACAGCGTAATGGTGAATATGAGCCTGATAAATTATCTGCTATTCATTCGCAGGGAGGCTCAACAATCTATATGGGGATTACTGAAGTTAAGTGCCGTGCAGCTGAGAGTTGGCTGCGGGATATCTTACTTGACACTGGTACTCCACCTTGGGATTTAGGTCCAACCCCCTTACCTGATTTATCTCCAACCCAGGCTGAAGAAATTGAGCAAGCATTTGCAGCTAGTGTATTGAGCATTGTTGAGACTGCAGGTCAGGCTCCAACTGAAGCTGAGATGGCAGGATTGAAGGAAATGGTAACACAAGATTATCGTTTCAAGATATTACAGGAAGCACAAAATCGTGCTGATAGGATGAAAGTACGAATTAGTGACCAGTTTGCTCATGGAGGATGGGCTGAAGCATTTGATGATTTTATTACTGACCTTGCAACATTTCCATGTGCATTCATCAAGGGGCCGGTAGTGCGACGTCAACGTCGTTTAGAATGGACAACTGGAGAGAATGGTGAGACGATTGCAAAAGCGGGTGAGGAGCTAGCTCCTGAGTATGAAAGAGTTGACCCATTTAAAATTTACCCTGAACCAGGGATTACAAATATTGATGAAGGGTATGTATTTGAGCATCACCCATTAACTCGTATGGAATTATCTGAGTTGATTGGTGTCCCTAATTATGATGAAGAAGCTATACGTAAGATTTTACAAGATGAAAATTTAACGAGTTGGGTTAACGAAGATATCCAGTTTGAGAAAGAAGAAGCTGAGCGTAAGACACAGAGTCATAACCGACCTACAGAAATTTTTGATGCTTTAGAGTTTCATGGTAAGATAAGTGGCAAAATGCTGCGTGAATGGGGTTTAGAGGAAGATGAAGTACCAGATGAGGCTCGTGAGTATGAAGCATGTATATGGATTGTAGGTAACTATATAATTAAAGCAGTATTAAATTATGACCCTCTAGGAGAAAAGCCATATGCAAAAACATCCCTCATTAAAAGCCCAGGCGCGTTTTGGGGTAAAGGTATACCTGAAGTTATTGAAGACGTACAAAGCATTTGTAATGCGTCTGCACGGGCTTTGGTTAATAATATGGGTATTTCATCAGGTCCTCAAGTGGAAGTTAATCTGGAACGTATACCCCCGAATGAGGATATTACTCAGCTTCATCCTTGGAAGATATGGCAAGTAACCAACGACCCATTAGGAGCTAGTGCTCCAGCTGTAAGATTTACGCAGCCGGAAGATAATGCAACCACATTGATGCAAGTATATGAGAAGTTCAGCGCATTAGCTGATGACCACTCTGGCATCCCATCTTATATTTCAGGTGACCTTAATGTACATGGGGCAGGACGCACAGCGTCAGGGCTATCCATGCTTATGGGTTCAGCTGGTAAAGGAATTAGACAAGTAGTTATGCATATTGACAGTGATGTAATTAAAAAGATTGTCCATAGACAGTTTGTTTATAATATGCGATATGACTCAGATGAAAGTATTAAAGGCGATGTTGAGATTATCGCCCGCGGCGCTATTAACTTAGCAGTTAAAGAGACTGTTAATGTACGCCGAATTGAATTTCTTAATGCAACCGCCAATGAAATCGACATGGAAATTGTTGGTAAAGAAGGCCGTGCCGCGATTCTTCGCGAAGTGGCTAAAGGTTTGCAAATGCCTGTGGATGATATCATTCCATCTCGGGAGAAATCTAGTTTTAGTGAAAGTATGAACGCCCAGCAAGCTATGGCTGCACCGCAGCAAGCTCCGCAGGGCGGGACTCCAACACAACCAGATGGAACCCCCAAAGGTGGACGTGAAGGAAACACAGTGAGTAACCGTGTAACGGGAGGTGCAGGTTGATAAGACCTGAACCAGAGGTTGTTCATGCACTAGGAGCGGCTGTTCGTCAGTATCCAGTTTTATTAAAGTGGATAAAAGGATGGCAGTCGCATGAACTAGGGCAGTTACCAAACGTAACTACGAATGTGGCATTAGCTCAGGGACGGTGTCAGATTTTAAAGGAACTCTCAGATTTTGCTGAGAAGTCCCCAGATTTAGCAGCAGAGTCTAAAGGATAGCTGTATTTTATTACGCATACCAATATAGGAGCGATAACATGGCAATACCAGAGCAAGTGAGAAAACAGTCAGAGGCAGTGCAACAATTATATGCAGACCTTAACGAGGAAGTTAAGGGAACCGAATCAGAGGCGGGTCTTGAAACCCAACCTGCTGAGGGGGAAGCTGTAGTTGCAGAAGCACCCGCCGACCGTGTTGATGAACAAGCAACTCAGTCTGTACCAGAAGAGCAAACGGTAGCAGACACTCAAGATGATAAATCATTAGAACAAAAATATAAGACCCTACAGGGAATGTACAATGCAGAAATTCCTCGTTTACACGCAGGTAAACGTGAATTAGCAGATAGAGTTAGTCAATTAGAACGATTACTTAGTACGACAGTTAATAAAATAGAACCTACTCCAACTACTTCAGTAGAACCGGAGAAGCCTCAAGTTCTGATAACAGAGCAAGACATGGAGGATTATGGTGATTCTATTGATGTTATGCGTCGTGTATCTAAGGAAGAATCTAATGTATCTAATAATCGTATAACCCAGTTAGAATCAGTTATTCAGCAATTAAAATCTAATTTTGATGGTGTGGCACCTCGCGTAGAGCAGTTATCACAACAACAGAATCAGAGTGCTGAACACTCATTTTGGTCTCAATTAGAATCTAATGTCCCAAATTGGAGAGATACTAATATTGACCCAGATTTTCAAAACTGGTTATTGAGTATCGACCCATTAACAGGGATTAGCCGCCAAACATACTTAGAAGATGCACAGAGCAACTTTGACGTAGAGAGGGTATCTAACTTTTTCTCAACTTGGGGAGAAAATAACGGTAAGCCACGAGCTCAACAAGAGAAAGCAAATTCTAAATCCCAGTTAGAGAAGCAGGTTGCACCAGGTAAGGGTAAATCCACTGGTACTCCTACATCAACTAGCGACCAGATATATGCCCCTTCAGATATATCACAGTTTTATAACGATATTAAACAAGGAAAGTATAAAGGTCAGGATAAAGAACGTGCTAGAATAGAACGCGACATTTTCGCTGCACAGCGAGACGGTCGCATCGTCACTGCATAATATAATATAGGAGAAACATATGGCATTTGCAGTATCACCCGGTAAACCGGCATATACTGGGAATTTTATCCCAGAGATTTGGTCAGGTAAACTTATTGAAAATTTCTACGACGCTACGGTGTTGGCAGCAATTTCTAATACTGACTACGAGGGCGAGATTAAAAACTACGGTGACACGGTTAATATCCGTACCACACCAGAGTTGACAGTC